TTGTGGGTTCATGTCAGCCAATTTGTTCTGAATTGCAAGCGTTACTTGCTCGCGTTGCATGCCATTAATCATTGACTGACTTTTATTGCCAGGAATTACAAAATTATCAAACTCAACTGTTATTTCTATTTTGAACTTCATTAGCATGTTCTCTTTTCTTTTTTTATTTGTTTTTCACAAATTCTGCACATTCCTGTTTTGCGCATTTGTGTTGGCGGTGTATCTATTCCGCAAATAGGGCATTTCATGCCGCCACCTTTGCTTTCTTTGTAAGTGTTGCCCACATTTCATCAAATGAAACGCCATGCTTATCAGCAAGTGATTGAGCAATAAGCATGCAAACTTTTAAAGCCTTCATTTTGCGTTCTTTTTGGTGAGCAATGCTTTCTTCTGTGTGTGCTTCGCCGTTGTAATAATGCGTAACAATTGCTTCTTGTGAAATCCACAACTTTGACTTGAACTCAGTTACGGCGGTGCGCTCTGTGTTGATGTATTCAAATTGACCTTCGCGGTATGAAGAAGGAATTGCTAATGGCTCGCCTGATGCTGTTGGCGCTGATGCTTTTGCTTTTGCAATTTTTGCCTGACGCTTTGCTTCGCGTTCTGCTTGTGCTTGAGCCTTTGCAACTTTGTCAGCAGTAACAATGCGTGAAGGGCGGTTAAGAACTTCTGCTGGTGCTGATGGATAACAAACAGTGCAAGCATCTTGTCCAGCATCTTCAACAATTGTTGCTTCATCATCATTGCTGTACTGGATCAACCAGTTGTAGCGTGTTGTGTCAAAGCATGTATTGCAATCCATTGAAGAATGAACATGTCCATTTGTATTAGTTACAAGAAATGCGCGTGTCCAGGGATCGTTGTTGTAGATCTTGTTTAAATTGCGTACTTGATCTTTAAGTGGTGAGCGCTTAATAAGTAATTCATCAATTTTTTCTGAATACTTTTTGATTAAGCGTTGCTTTTCTGAGTCAGCGGTAAAGCGTGATGAATTTGTTGATTCCATATAATCGCGTAATTTTAAAATCTCATTATTGATAACCCAAATTTGATCATGTAGTTCTGCTAGTTCTGTATCAATCTTTACTGCGAATTCTTTTGTAACTGACATTTTGCGCCTTCTTTCTTTGGGGGCGTTTCCCCCTTATGAGTACAATTTAAACCTATTTGCCAAACAATGTCAAACACATTTTGGCACTATTTTTTGGACAAATCCCCTGTTACCCCATGCTCAGGGCATTTCCAGCCGATTGCCTGGCTCAGAACGGCTCTTAGGCCGCACTCACAAGTCACCAGGCCGTCTTTGAAGATCATTAGTTTGCCTCCTTCATTGCTATAAATTCTTTTGCTTCTTTTAATGTTGTAGCCCATGTAAATTCTGATGGAAAAATACTGTTACCTTTTGTGACTCTCCATGAGCCGTGTAATTTTACAATTTCCCAGTTTTTGTAACTGTAAAAACCCGCGTAAAATTTTGTAAATTTCATGATCAATTACCTGCGTTCATTGTTGCTGAGTAAACAGCCCATGCTTCTTCACTTGCCTTGTTATAAGCCTCTTGTGTTGGTTTCATCATGTGTTCAAATTGAGCCATTTGAATTGCGTAATCTTCTTCATACTTGCGATTAATCTCAGCAATAGCCGCGTCACGCTCTGTTTGCAGTTTTGCAATATAGCGGTCACGGATTGGACAATAACGATCTAAAGCCTTTTCCCATTCTGTGTACTGTGGCTCAACTGATTGAACCATGACTGCATAAGCCTTCTTGTGCAAGCGTGTGCGCTTTGCTTTTTGTGCTGGTGTTAAATCTTGAGCCATTTTTTTGCCTTCTTCCTTTGGGAGCGGTTCTCCCTTATGTGGAATAAATTACGGCATAAATGTACGCGTGTCAAGTGTTTTTGGCACTTTTTTTCAAACTTTTTTTGTGGTGTCTATCACACTTAAGCGGGGCATCAAACCCCACATTTGCACCCAAAGCCCAGGCTCAAGCCCGTACTGCTTTGTAGCCGTCAGGCGTACAACCTGCCCGTCATCACGGTAGGCAATGGCTGTGAGGCCGTCTAAGACTGCCCGCACCAGTTTGTCCAGGTCAGGGGCTACGGAAGGCTCAGGGCGGGTCACGGTGCGCGGGCGCATCATGGTAAAAATCATTTCCATTTCCACGGGTTCATTGTGGGGTTTTGCCCCTGCCTCTTTTGCCCGCAAAGCAATGGCTGAGCGCCAGGCGGCTAATTCAGAACCTTTAGAATGAATTACATGCCCGTTGATGACCTTCATTGACCCTTGCGGAACGGGCTGACCATCAACCTGAAAAGTAATCACTGCAAAAGTGTAATCAGATCTTGCGCTGTTGCAATTTGATCTTTACCCAATTCATTAACGCCATGAAAATCATAAACGCCAATGTGATCAGGGCCTTGAATGTATTTAACCATCAGATCATGGTTATTCACTAAAACATGATCACCTGGTTGTACAACAGCGGGATCAACTAAATGCTTAGTCATAATTCCTCCTGTAACGGTTACATTAATAGTAACAGTTACGGATAAAGTTTGAGTTATTTTGTAGAAATCTTTTTCATAAGATCTCGTAATTCTTGTGGTACGGGAACGGCTATTTTTTGTTGTTCTTCTACCTGTTTGAACCATTCTGCTGTTGCCTCCCGTTCTCTTTCCGTTTTTGCTCGCGCTTCTTGTAATTCTTTTTCTTTCTTTTCATCAGGAGAAAGAACTCTTTGCGGTAACGGGTCATCAAGCCACCTGTGAGCGTTCAACCAGGTAGCGGGGTGTGCTGTGTACGCCTGGCTTCTGTTTGGGTCTGAGAGATACCTTTGAGCGCCTCTAATGATTACTTCAGGATCAGTGGTACGGATTGCTTTTTCAAATGCTTTGATAGCCGCGCCCTTTCCTACCTTCAATGGATAAATTTTCCAAAACACATCAAATGATTGTTTTTTATCTTTATCTTCTTCTTCCTCTTTATCTTCCTCTTTATGGTTAAACGATTGTTCAACATCTGTTGAACGCCCGTTGCTTGCTCTTGCAACAGATGATCTTTTGCCCGCAAATGATGCTTTTGCAGACTTTTCACGGATCTTCGCAAGATCATCTTCAACCCTGGCATGACTCCAAACATTATCTTGAACAATAAAAAATTCTTCCAGGATTGGCTTTGCATCTGCCCATTCTTCAATGCTTAAGCGCGCCACATGTGAAAGCCTTTCATTGCTGTTATCTAGCGCTTTTCCGCGTTGCCAGTAATTCATTAACAACAACATGTAAGCACCGTGTTGTTGTGCTGTTAAATGTGCAGTATCAGCCAAATAATCTGAAACATACAATTGCATGTACGGTAATGAAGTCATTTTGCCCCTCTCTTACATTCTAAAATTGCACCTAATGTAATTCCCATTTGCCTAAGAGCGTCAAGCCCTCTCATTTTTTGATTTGGGTACTTCATAGGATTATCCAGGCTTGCTCTTTCCTGGCTAGTCATGCCGCCCCACATTCCGTAATCTTCATGTTCAAATGCGTAAGTTAAACATTCTTTCCAAATAGGGCAAGAAACGCAAACAGCGCGTACCGCGTTGATGTGGTCATAAGCGTTTACAGATCTTTCTTCCTCTATGTCATAAAAAAGATCTGTGTAAATTTCTAAACGCTTACATTCAGCATCTTCCCAATTTACTTCTGAATACTGGGGCAACCTTTTTCCCCTGTCGGATCGTAGTAGGGGCAGAAATCAGCACAAAAAGCCAAAGGTTTTTCAGGTAAAGGTTTTTTATTTAACTCAACCATGTCCTTTGTTTTTTCTAAATGCGCTAATGCTTCTAACGCAATGTTTTCATCATAAGGTTCTTTGTAAACCAAAATGTCCTTCATTTTGCCATCACGCGGAATACCAACAAGCGCAACTTCTTTTACCGTGTAACCATTTTGAGTTAATAGCCAACCGTAAACATGAACTTGCCAAACTTGCTGACGATTGTTTGCGCCAAAATAGCGAGCGCCGCCCTTCTTTATGGTTTTCCAGTCCACAACGATTTGATTTATCTTGTCGTAGCAATCCACATGACCAGGTATGCCGTTAGCCTCAACAGCAATTTCTAATTCATACTGAACGCCAAACGGATCTTCACGGCGTATTGCTTCTTCAATGCCTGTATGGATAAAAGTTCCCAGGATTGCGCCCAATTTATCGCCATCATTTGTTGGCTCTGTCATTGCAAGATCATGCCAAAGCCTACGCTGGCAACCACCAATTGATGATGGCCCAATAGCAACTTGTTGAGAACGCGCCCTGGCATTGTCATTTGTAACCAGAGTTTTTGTAATCATGTCCTGTAAATCAATCACAAATTGTCCTCATTCCATTGTTTGCCATCAAGTTCTTCTTTTATCTTCATGTGTTGCAATTCAACTTCTGTTAATAATTTATTTATTTTGTGTAATTTCCAAAACATGCGCGCTGGATAAAGCCAATAACCCAGGCCAATGCCCAATAAAAATGTATAAATCATGTTAAATCCATACTTGTGCGCACTGATGTGCCAACAGAACGCGCAATTTCTACCTGTGTTTTTAATCTGTTTGTATTAGCGCGAGAAGCCAAAACTTTTGCTTGAGCAATCGCTAAATCTTTGTGCAAGTCAGCGTTTTCAATCAGAGCCATGTCCTCTCTTTCTCCAACTGTGTAATTTTTTCCTGTTGGTGATGATTTCATAGCCAAAGTAATTCTTGCTCTAGCCATAGAAATTTCATACTCAGCCTTTACATTGTGATAAACGCTCTCAATTTCAATTAAAGATTTGTGCGCTTCATCTACTTCTTTAGAAAGCCCGCGTAATTTTTGTTCCACCATTGCGGGCGTAACAATTTCACTCATTGGTTGTTTCCTCTTGTACAGGATCTTGTACAACTCTCAATCCTTCAGTTGCATGGCGCTGTTGTAATTTAATTACTTTGCCCGCATCAGATGACAAATTAAATGGATCTGCAATTAGTTGGAAACCCATTTCTGACATGGCTTCTGCCAATGTTTCGGGAAAAATATCTAAGGCTGATGCAACTGCTCTTATACCGACCATGTTTTGATGTACTGCTACAACAAAACCAGCATCAGGTTGAAATTTATTATTTTTTTTACTCATAGCATCATTCCTTCTTCTACTGCTCGCCAAACTATGCAGTCATTGTTGTGTTGGTTTTTTCTTGTTGTACCCGTATCCATTATGTAGCCATCTTTTACAAGGCTAATTCTGGTTGGGCGCACTGTGTTGCCGTCAATGTGTAATGTTTTTTCGATTTCTTGATCAGTAGCGCCGCGCAATCCCTGGTTCAAAATAAACTCATAAACTTTACGGCGTAATGAACCAGTTCTAGGTAACACTTTTTCAGCGGCGGCTATTGATGTGCGTTGTGCGTTGTGCGCAATTATTACTTTGTTATCCAATGAGCGCTTCTTTCCGCGCCAATATATGATCACGCAAAGTAGCGCCTTCAACTACAACATCAAGAAGATCCAAATTTAATTGCCATGCGGCTTTTAATTCTTCAACATCAGAATGTGTTTCAACTAAACTAAAAACTGCAAATGCGCTTGCCTTTTCTTCCTCTGTGTATTCACGCTTTGCAACTGGCGCTTTAGCCTGTGGTGCATCAGTTGTTTTTGTTTGGCGGTTACGCACTTCTTCAGATGATGCAATGCCTTTCTTTGTATCAACCGCAAGAGCCGCAACCATTGCTCTACCCCATGCCGCTGTTTCTGCGTTCTGTAATTCAGAGTCACGCGTAAAGTTAGTTGGGCCAGGAATAGGCTCATAGGCATAGCCCACACCAGGTAACTGATCATCAGGTGAACGGTATGCCGCGGCGCTGTACACCATGAATGTTTTAAATGTTGTTTCCGTAATTCTTACTTCAAGAACATACGGATCTTTCCACGGTTGCAATGAACCTGTTGGATATTTTTCACGGAACTCAACAATGCGGGTTGCCACATCAATGTAATCTAATGGGCCTTTGTAATTTGCCATCTTCTTGCCTTTCTGTTTGGGGCTTACCAGCCCGTGTAGAGAGGATTGAACACTATGGGGCTGACAAATACAAGCACCCCGTAATTTATCGGCGCGGCGTGGCATAATGGGAGGCCAGGAGGAAACATGGCTTATTCACAAGTTTCAATACGGTTAGGCGGGCTGGTTGTTGAGTTGGGTACAGAAGCCCAGTACCCTGACATGGTTAGCGATTTAACAGGCCGTTGCTTGTTTACATTTAATGAAGCCATGAATAAAGCAACAGAAAATGGCATTGATGTTTCTGACATGCGGCTAATCACTTCTGAGTATTCAGATAATGATGATGATGATTGATGTGTAAAGATTGCAAAAATTGCGCGGCTGAACATTTAAACCGCACCATTGATGATGCTGTTGATGCTGTTTTAGATAGTGTTGTTTAGTCTAACCACACCTGGTATTGCGCTGTTGTTCTGCCTTTAATTGGATCTACAAAATGCAAACGCTGTGACGGTCTGCCACTAGCCGCCATTGAGTCACGGGCATAACGGTTATCTGACTCTGTTGAACCTGTCCAATAAATGTTGTAGTGCTTCTGAATAGGCTCTTGTGCATGTCGGTGATAGTGGCCTAGAAAAATGTCATGGAAATCATAATCATGTGCGCCCGCCTTCCAGCGATTAGCGCCCGCAATCCATGCGGCAGGGCTGGCAAATCCTGAACGGCCTAATTCATCACCATGCATAAGCAAAGCGCGGTAATTTCCAATTTCAACTTCTTGAATATCTTCAGGACAATCTTCCCAGGTTAAACGGCTTTCCCCCGCAAGGATCTGGCGGCTCATTTCATAAACCATTCTGTCCACATTATCAGATTTTGGAACTTCTGCCCGCTTGCCGCCAATGCGCCCGTGATTTCCCCATTCTGCAATCACTGTGACCTTTTCAAAGTTAGCCAACATTGTGCGCACAAAATCCACACACAGCCTTGAAACGGTTGTGAACTGTCCAAACAGTGAAGCATCTATTTGCCATAATTGAGCGGGATAATTAAACAAACCTTCAACCATGTCACCACCAAACATCACTACACATTCTTTAACAGGGTGATGATGGCGTTGCAGGTCAGTTAAATGCACAACCTTTTCAGAAAATTGCATAACGCGTTCACGCATAATTTCACTGTTGTAAGAAGATGTAACTTTTGCGCCTTGCCAATCTGTTGAATGGATCAAAGCAACTTCATGGTTAATTTTGCGCGTATCTTTTTTGGGTGCAATAACTGGTGGAACTTTGCCCAATGCAATCATTGCATCATAAGCACCGCGGTGTGTTGCCTCTACTAAATCTTCACTGCGTTCTTTAGATTGCTTAAGTTGTTTTTGTAATCGCAAAATAACCTGGCGTAATTCTTTAACATCATCTGACTCAATGCCTTCAGGCAATTCTTCTAAAGTTTTTTTAAGGCTCATTGGTAAACACAATCTGTTTGCCGTGGTGTATGTAGCCTTCTTTGTCTAGCCATGAGTCCTCATGTTGAGGATTAGCCACAATGCGTATTGATTTAGCCGCGTCAAACATCAACGCCACTATTTCAGGTTCAATATCTTCAATGGCTAAAAGCGCACCCCACATGCGGCCTATTGCTGTGAAGTTATTGCGAGCGCTTCCATACTCATTTTGACGATCATCAAGAACTTCTTCTATTCTTTTGGACATCTACAAGTACCGTTTTGATGCAATCTGATTGTGTCAGAACTGGCTTTATGCCCATTAGCCCGTAACGCTTGCACAATTAAATTAACAGGATAATGTTTTGCCCACGCGTTATCCAATGCTTTTTTATCATCTTCATTTAATGAGTCATACAACGCTTGATAAGCACAGCCACCTGAATAACGGCG